ATTCATTTGAATCTTGATTAAAGTATAACTCGTTAGGGTTATCAGATTTCTCTGTAACTATATTATAGTTCATACTATCTGCTAGCACACTTTCAAGTTCAAACCCCTGGTCTATTAACGAATTTACTTCAGCGTCTAAACCTTTCATCAACTCATCATTGTTAACCAACTCATCATACATCATACCTTGATACTTCAAACTTTTACCTGATGAGTCTTGAATAAACTTAGTGCCTAAAGCATCTGCCACCTTAGCTACCTCTCCATTAATGTTGTATGAGTCGCGTTTGTATTTAGAAAAATAACCTAGCTGAGAAACATCTAAAGTTTTATCAGTCACTTCTCCATTCTCATCTAGCTGAGCTATGATAATACTACCAGTACGTGGGTCAACGTTTACGGCTATACGACCAAAGTCTGTATAGTTTTGCATCATCTCGTGCATAAAGACCTCTATCTGAGAAGCTGTACCGTTTTGTGCACGTGTAGCAAACTCATCAAAGTTTTTGTTAAAGTTTCCTACAGCGTCAAATAGAAGGCTTGTTGATGAATTTAAATTGTTCTCAAAATTTTTATACTGACCCAGTGTAGTTTGTTTGTCTTTATACCTATTAAAGTTAGCAAGTGAATATTCTTTTATTTGGTCGACTGCAGAGGTAATAACTGTATTAGCTACTTCGTTTTGCCCAGACGGTCTATTAATTAATAATTTATCAAAATCTTTCCTGTTGTCTAGGATAGATTGTTTTTCTGTCTCACCCTTTTCTTTTCGTGCTTTTATTTCATCGGTAAAACTTTTACTAATTTCTGACCAATCAATAAATAAAGGTTGTGTATTTTTATCGTATCCGTATCCTACTGGCATAATTTAATTTTTAATTAGAACCTTGTGGTGGAGTATAACCACCCCCTCCACTTGCGTCACCAAAAGAGTTTTCTGTACTACCAGTTACAACATCTTCTTCTAACTCTACATCTTCTTCTCCAAACTCAGGTTCGTCTGATTGAAGCCCCGCCAACATATTACCTAAACCTTTAACTCCAGATTGTAAATAGCTTTGTTCTAAAGCCATCTGATTTTGTAGCATCGATTGGAGTCCCGTTAAATTTTTTAATTGAACATCAGCCATTTTTTGGTCTCCTCTTTGTAAGGCCATCGCTCTATTAAGAGCAAGGTTTGTAGCTCTATCATCGAATTGAACGGCAGCTTTTTGCATAAAATCTTGCACTCCACTTAAAGACCTACCCCCTCCATAAACCCCTCTATCAGAAGCTGCTTGTCTAGCTATTATATCTTGTGCAATTACATTGGCTGTATCCAGCCCTCTTTCTAACCCTTTAGTGGAAAGCGATACGTTTGCAAACCTATCTCTTCCTAAACTGTCCATAGTTTGTTGAAAAGCTGAATCAATAGCTGATTGAGATTCTTTTCGTTGTTCTGCTGCTGCTCTTGCTTTTGCAAAACTAAAACCAGTGCTTGCCACTGGAACTGCTACTGAAGCTATGTCTGCTACAACTTTACCTCCTTTTTTCAATACTGGAGCTACTGCTTTTCCTGCTGCAATAACAGGTTTTGCTACTGCAATAACAGGTTTTGCTATTGCTGCTGCTCCCTTTCCTACTATCCCTGCAACTGAGCCTACTGCTGAACCTATGCTTGCTAGCGCACTACCTACTGCTGTACCTGCTGCCATATTATATTTTTTTAATTAATTCTGTTGTTTGACTTCCTTTTATAAATCCTAAATTTAAAAACTTATTTATTAAATTCTGATTATTATTATTAGAAAATACATACTCAACTCCAGACTCTTTACAATACGCTATTAAAGTTTCTAATAAATAATTCAAAGCTTCGTTTCTATTTTCTTTTATGTTTCTGTCAGAGATAATCCATTCAACCCAAGCTACATCAGCATTGCTTCCAAAATATATAAATCCTGCACACACAGGTTTATCATCTAACATTACCATCAAACCGCCTTCGCCGTTTTCAGGTAAAAAATTTTTTTGTGGAGCTTCTTTCCAACCCCAATCTTTCCACCATCCTTTTAATACATCTTCATAATCAGATGGATTTAACTTCCTTATACTAAATTCCATACTACCACAAAGATACTAATTTTACGGATAGCTTTTCATAACTTCGGACTCTACTGCAAATAGTTCTACAGATGTAGTGTTTTGATTTACCAATGAAAAATTAAGCAAGTGACCTAACATTCCATGAGTTTCTGCCTCCATATTTTTGATATATAATATATAAGGGTCAGCTACACCAATTGGCTGAGCTCCTGTTATATTAGTATTAGCAAATAATCTGTTAATACCACTAACTAAATCTACCTCTATGTTTGTAATTTGTCCTGCAAACTTTACTGTCGTATATGCTGGTTCAGAAAAATATAAATAGTCTCCAATACTTACTATATTACCTATAGCTACAAGTGGATTCGTAGAAAAATTAACTGTAAGAACATTACTTTGTGACGACCAGCTAGCTGCTTTACCTATACCATTAGCTGACCTCAAAGCATATTCATCTGCCGCAGCTGGTATAACTCCATTCTTTCTTAGATACGCAAAGTATGCGCCTTCTTTTTTTATAAACCATGTTGAATCTATATACCCGTCATTCTGAATATCTGTCTGCATGTTTACTGACCACGGAGAATCAGTTTCTAAATTTAAAGCTTTGAATACTTTATTCTCTAATGGGTTTTGATTAAACACACTTGTTATCTGCGAGCTGTATTGTTGACCGTAATAATTGTTTCTTGTCTCGTTGGTATTGTGTTTGTAAATGTTACCACCTTTAAATGAATATAAATAATTGTTCATACCCAACATATTTTCAGGTATAAAAGAATAAAATGATGGCCACCCTTTTACTCCATCACTATACGTTAAAGTATATTCAGTAGTAACAGGGGACGGAACAGGAGGTACTGTGCTTGGTGTAGGTGGCGTAGGTGGAGTAGGTGGGGTAGGCGGAGTCGGGCTTGGTACGCTACACGTATCAGAATTATATATTAAATTGTTTTGTCCACCCATATAGCCATGGTAAAAACACTCATAGCTGACCGTTCCATATCCACCAACTACAGTAATAGTTACATCTCCCCAGTAATATGTATAAGTATTTCCATCTAAACCTACCTTAGGGCCTACAGCATTTGTTCCTGTATAACTTATAACATTAGTCAAGTTAAAGTTTTGTATAGCAATAGGATGAGCAGATGGTACGTTTTTCAATACATAAGTACCTACATTTGTACCGTATGTTCCATAGTTTCCACCAAAAACAAACTTATTACCACCGCTAATGTTTTGTATAGTTACTTCGTTCTCTGCACCTAAACAATAGTCAGGTGTAGGTGTTGGCGCAGGTGTCGGAGGACTGGGAGGCGTAGGGGGTACAGGCGGTACAGGAGGCGTTGGTATTGGACTAGGCGCATAACTTCCACAATCTGTATTACAAGGTACATCTATTGGCGTAGTAACACCTGAAAGAGAATTTCTTGCAACTGGTTGACCGTTATATCTAGTGTCTGACGTGTCAATACAAGGGATGGTTGTTTCTCCTTCTAAAAGAGTTACTCTTTGTACTGTTCCATTACAACAAACAATCGACCATCTACATTCCCCTCCTTGTGCTCCAATGGGACACGTTAACTCATACTTTAAACACACCATAAATATATATATTTGATTACAAATTTACGAAAATTTATTGGTGCTAATCAATAAAGCCCCATATCCCCGTTTGATGATGTTTTGTAAAACAAATACCATGGGAGTTGTTATATAAATCAGCAGGTAATATTTCAATCTGTTGCTTATCTTGCTCAATAAAATTAGATAGCGCTATTGGGCCAACAGTTTTTCTTACTATTGTACCTCTTAGTTCTTCTTCGTAATCAGGATAAGCTCTTACTGCTTCAAGGTTTTCAATAATATTTTTTCGGGAGTATGTCAGAAACCGTGTCCAAAACTCTGAGGGTGGAGAAATCATTAAACTATTTTGAACTACTTCATCTCCTGATGAAGCTCCTATAATATATATTTTGTTTTTATCTACTTGATGAAGGAACGGAGATATTAATTCAATATCCATATCTATGTATGCGCCGCCTATCTTTTCTAATATTAAGCTACGAACATAGTCTAACTTAAATATTTTATGAAGCATATTTAAAACTTTATAAAACTCTGGGTCATTACATTTAATAAAGTCATCTATCTCACTATCGTTCCACACCTTTATACAGCAATGCGAACGCTTCCAGGAGTCAAGACATGTATGCCATTTTTGAGACCACTTAGTTTTATCTTCAGGAGCTAGGAAGTGTAACATCATTTAACTTATAGTGTATATAAAAGTTTCTAAAATATTTACCCCCAAAAGGTTCTTTACGCGCATGTTCACAAAGAGCTGACTCATACAGTATCATATCTCCTGGCTGAGCATATACCTTATACCACTCTCCATCGTGTCCTTTAATATCTAATGGCCAGTCATCAGCATACTTTTTATTTTGACAACCGCAGGTTAAATCTTTATCTACAATTATTATAGATGATATATGGTGAGTCTCGATTCTGTCCACATGTTCTGTAAGACTTGAACCTTTTTGATATGACCTAATACCATATATAAAGCTTGGAGTAATATCAGCACCACAAAAATCTCTATGCACAGGGAGCAGTTCTTGATGTAGAATTTCTTTTACTGTAGGTAAATTATCGAAACTTAACATAGTTGTATCCCCTGGTATGTAATGGTCTTTACCTTCAAACTCCTCTTTCTGCTCTTTTATTTTTAATAGACTGTAACATTCTTGAATTAAATTCCACATTTTAGGTGGACACTTTTGTAAAGAAAAACCATTAGGCGTGAGCTTTGGAATAGGACTATCACTATCTACAATAATATTATTATTTACTTTAACAATTTTACTTTCAGGTTTTGGTTCTTCTTGAATTTTAGTTTCTTCTTTATTTAAATCTTTATGTTGCTTCTCATCTCCTGCTCCATCCCATCCATTTTCTCTCCACCAAGATGTAATAATATATTTTTTTCCTTTGACTAAAGGAGTTCCTTCGTGTAGTGTGTCTTCTAAAACTTTACCATCTTTCATATTCTCCCACCATAAAGCTTTACCTTTTTCTGCTTTGATTGAAACTTGTTTGTTTGGAAAGTTTGTGTCTCCACCTTCAAAATCCTCATTTAAATAAATCATTAAAGTGTGAGTTCTATTACCTGAAGCTAAACAGTGCATATCATAGGCAGGCCCACTAAAATAATCATTATGAGGTTTAAAGTATTGACCTTCTTCATATAGCTGACCCTGCAAAGATTCTCCTTTTGTAATTGGTAAATTTAAAGTTTCAGCTATTTTTTTATGAACACTTTGAACAATAATATTATTAGTATCTAAATTGCTTGTGCTTGATGTTCTATGGTCGGTAACGTCTGAGCGGTCTGTTCCACCAACGACTACTGAAGAACGTGTGTGATTGGCGTCAATTAATTTTATTATTTCATCACACTCTTCGTGAGAAATAAAGTTAGGAATTTCGTGCATTTGATTGGATTTAATTTATATAAAGATATAAAATTTATGGACAACCCACACAACTTGTAGTAAATGCTGTTCCATTCCAATACCTTGAGTATGAGCCGTTACTTATGTATCCTGCTATACCCAAACTAGAACACGTACTGCTTGTTCCATAGTATACAGTTGCTGCACAGAAGGATGAGTTGTCAAAGTAATGAGTTTCTCTTCTAACTCCAGTACAAGCATCGTTACCACTACTTGTAGTTCTTGCTATATTATTGATAGCAAAACACGTAGCCGGGGTTGGAGTCGGAGGCGTCGGAGGCGTCGGTGTTGGCGCTCCTTGACACGTTGCACAATCAGCGTACCCTGTATAGTTAGTATACACTGGCCCTGTACTTCCGCCTAAATCTATGTATTCATAACATATACCCGATATTTTAAGAACATTAGGGAATGTAGTTCCAAAAGGTCCACTCACCTCTGCTAGTATATCTTGCCCTCCCGTTGCACAATCTCCATATCTTGCATAAGATGTAGTTGGCGGTGTTGGAGGTGTAGGTGTTGGCGCAGGTGGTGTTGGCGCTGGAGTAAATCCACCACAGCTTGATTGTATTTGAATATAACTTACTTGTGAATCATAAAAGTTTGCGTTATCATTTGTAATTACCCAATACTTAGTTCCATCAAACGCTGGATTACCACCTGACGCTATACCGAGTAAAGTCATTGCTAAGCCATTTGATAAAGTAGCTGCCGTTAAATTAATCACTCTTACATTATAAGTAGGAGCTCCTTGGTAACACTCTTGAATCTCAATGTCTTGAGTTACAAAAGAAGGTGTTGGCGGCACTGGTGGTACTGGCGGTGTTGGCGCTGGGGGACATCCCGTGTCAGTTCCAACTGCTTGTATGTTTTGACACGCTAAACCTTGGTCAGAATTTAAACCTGCATCTCCACTATAATAATAAAAGACAGGATTACTTCCAGATGTACCATCAACATATCTTTGATTAGCTGCTGGTTGAGTAGCGCTTTGATAATAACAAGCTTGTGTGCTTTCAAGACACCCTATTAACCTGTAAAATAATGCAGGAGGCACGGGTGGCACTGGCGGTACTGGTGGTACTGGCGGTGTTGGAACAGGCACAGGCGTCGGTGTAGGCGTTGGTATAGGAGTGATTGTTCCTAAACACTCACTACAGTTGTTATACTGTAATGCTGGAACATCCACACTACTTGTTGAGCCTGTAACCACTGGATTATTATAACAAATGTCATTGTATTTTACAAATCCAGGAAATGTAACACCTTGACCACTTACTAATCTAAATATTTGTTTTGTTGTAGCATCTTCACAATCTTCATACTCTCTATAAATATATGTAGGAGTTGGAGGAACAGGTGGTGTTGGTGTAGTGGCATCACATGCTGCACAATCCGTATAAGTAGGAAGAGGTGCTATATCAGTATTTGATATTGATGATGTCGTCTGAGGGTTTTCATAACACACTTCGCTAAACTTAATAAACCCTGGGAACGAGTATCCTACCGCTCCTCTAAATATCGCAACTACACTTGCGTCATCACACTGCTGATATTGTTTATAATCATACACTGGAGGTGTTGGCGGTGTAGGGGTTGGAGGTGTCGGCGCTGTTGTGTCTCTGTAATCATACACTAAATATAAATTGTTTCCAGTTGTTGGCACAGTAAATACTCCTGAATAATAAGCCGGTGCTGCTGTTGTGTTAAGAGGTATAGTGTTAATCAAACCTAATAAAGTAGTAACGTCCGTAACGGTGTTAGCGTAAGTAGTGTCTGTTCTTAAATAACCAAAACCATTTGCACTAGCATTAAACACAAAGTCATCAAAGTTTATTTTATTAGCAGCTACCGTCATAACTGAACCATTTGTTGGTAACAATCCTACTCCTTGATTACCTGATACAAATCCGTATTGAGAAATAACAAAAGCATCAGTACCACTTCCAAATGGAACTAAGTTAGTTTGAGTCGCTGAAAATATACTTCCATCTGTCCAGCTTGCTTCATTGTGTATAAATTTACCTGAATCTATTGCATCTGTTACACATATACTATAAAGGTTTAATAAGTTACCTGAAGGACAACCTACTGTTACTTCTATTGTATCATCTACTGTAGCTGTAGACGATATATCCATTACTACTTGATTTGCTGTTGTAGAATCTTTATCAAAAGTAAATGAACCACTTGTATATACTACTCCACTTGTGTGAGTTACTCCGTTATAAATAGCTGTAATAGTATATCCTACTACTCCTATTGCCCCTTCAGTTTCTATTATGCTTCCTGTTTCAGTTTCAATATCTTGAGAAGTAGCTTCCGTAATTATAGGTTGCGAACCTTCTAGGGGAATATTATAAGTCACTAGAACTGTACCTATTTGTTCTTCTAAATCAACACAGTAAATAAATTCATTTCCAGCAGGTATTGTTATATTTCTTGAAACACCACAAGCGGTACATTTTGCAACCTCTGGTTTTAATATTGTATTCGATGTAAGAACGTATTCATTCATGTAAGGGTCATAAGCCCCTAATTTTTGTGTTGTAAATGAAGCTGTAAATAAATCTCTAAACCAGCTTCTCATTCCAGACTCTGATATAAGTTGTAATTGTTCGTTTGCGGCTGAGCTACCTATTAAATTTATAACGGCACTTCTTTTAGCATCTGTAAAATATTTACTTTCCCCCCATACTGCAAAACTTTCTGGATGATTACTTATACCGTAATCTTCTATTCTTGCTATTTGTTTTCCTAAAACTTCAGGAACAGAAGTTAGCTGCCCATCACCACTTGCATCACTCAATAAGTTTTTACCTGCTAATACGTACGATATTTTGTCCTCTTGTAAGACAAGTATATCGTCTCTTCTTGCGTATAAAATTTCAACATCACCAAACGTTTCTTCAAGTGGTTTAAAATTTAATAATCCTAAATTAAATTCATTAAGCTTATTTACATTTGATTCATCATTAAAAATACCACTGTATGTAAGGTCAGCAAATCTGTGCGCTTCTTTAAATGTGGTATTAGAAGTAGTGAATGTTCTATTACCTAAGTTAAACTGGTCTCCAAAGGAAGCGTCTAATATTTTATAACTTTCTACACCATTACCAAAAGCATAACAATTAGAAAAATCGGTAGTAACTACACCTGGTGTTCCAGCATCTATATCTTGATTTGTTACATTACCATAATGATTTCCCAAAGTATCAATCTCAAAAGACTGAGCACTCTCGTACCATAAATCAGCTAATGCAGTTTTAGGTTCGCTTTCAAAAACTATAACTGAATCTCTTCGATATATTGTAAAGTCTACTCTTACAGTTGAGTTACCATCATCACTTGAACCAGAACATCCTGTTCCTCCTGATACTAATAAATAAAATAAATTAGCAGGGGTTGATGTGGTATCTTTGTATAACCTATAATAATTTGTGCTTTTAGGACTTGTTGCTGTACTTCCAAAAACCGTAACTATATCAGCACTTGTATTGCTTCCTTTTCCAGCTTGACTTGGTAATCCACTTCCTGTTGATGTAGTAGCAATGTAATCATTTTCTATACTTGCAGGGGTTGATATTCCATTTTGGTCTAAAATAACTCCTACGTTTTCTCCTGCAAAAAATGCTTCTACGTCAGCGTATGTTTCACTACATATTATGGTTTGCTCAATAATATTACTTCTTTCTTCACATCCTCCTATTCCTCCAAAGATACCAGGTCTAGTTTGCTCTATCTTCATTACCACTCTAGTTCCGATAGGAAAATCATAGGTTGTATTCGTACCTGCTGAGTTGGTTATAAAAAATGGGTAAGCCAGTATAGGAAATCTATTAGAACCTTTTGCAACTACAGGGTCTACTTTTCTATCTACTACATCATCATCATCCATTTTTGCTTGAAAAGAAACACTGTTCATTTTCATATATACTCCTGCCGGCACACTTACCTCAGTACCACCTCTTGTAACGGTAATAAAATCTTTGAGTTGGTTTACTACTTCTAATGCTGTAGCTTCTGTACAATTTTGTAATGGTCCAGCTATATCTCTTTTAACAATTAATCTATCACCATCTTTTACCTTTCCAATATTATCCCCTTCTAATAAAAAGAAAACATTGTTTGTTGCATCATCTTCAAAAAATATACTTGAATAAATTGTGTCATAAGTGTCTTTGTCAGCTTTGATACAGAACTTATATCGAGTAGCCCAACTAGGAGCTCTTTGTGTTACTGGGATTGTAACAGATATTACATTTTTTGATGTTGAACGAGAACATGGAATATTAACGGTGTTGTTTACACTTACTAAAGCAGTTGAACTTCTGTTAAAACTATCCATATAAACTATTCCTACCTCATATCCTCTATTACTATGTAAACTATCTGTATTAGGAACATCTTGTAAAGTAGCTGATGCAGAAGTTATTTTAAAGTATTCAATTATAGTGTTAGTACCTACGCCCGTTTCTTCGTATTGTGCTGCTAGTATTTGTAATTGTAATGTAGCTGGTAAAATAACAGATGCGGCAAACCCTTCACCTGCGCTTGGTAAGGCTGGGGTTGCAGATGTGATACCCGTTTGGTTTATGTCGTATTGCGGTGCTGTTGTTCCTAGTTGACCTTCTAAAGCAAAATTAAAATTATCAGTCAGTGTAACTCCAGCTCCTCCTTGAGCCAAAGCAACGGTTTGTATTGTTGAGGTAAGTGTTCCAAACTTATCTTGAAAATCCGTTGTTGCAATCAAATCATTTATAGGAGTTGCACTGCTAGTAAAATCTTGTATTAAAGTATAACTAAAATGCACTGTGGTTAAACCTGTAGTTTGGTCTGGCAAACTTGTTCCCGACCAAGAATCATGCTCAAAAGTAAAAGATAAGTTTAAGGTAGCTCCTACTACAAGCTTATCTTCAAGGCCAGTAAAATTAATTCTTATAGCTGAATTGTCAATGGTGGTGGTATTACTAAATGCAGAATACCCTGAACTAGCCGTTGTAGTTGGTAAAACATCTTCACCAACTTGTGATGAGCTTAGTGATGTAACATAACTTAAAGTTAAAGGTTGATTAAAAGTATCAATTAAATTATATCCTTCTATATAATTACCAAAAACTAAACGGTTAGCCATTAATGTTTGAGCTTTCGCCTTTGTAGGTACATTGTCAAACAGTCTTAAAATTTCAGACTCAGGCAATACAGAAAATATTTTACTGTCATCAAAAGTGAAAGTATAGAATGTATTGTCAGACATCCCAGCTTCAGACTTTACTATTCTTTCTATTACTTTAATTGTTCCATCATTCGCATTTTTATAAAGTAAATCTATTCCTTTAACAAGCTCACTTCCTGAATTGTATGTAACGACAACAGCATTAAATCTGTTTTCCATACCTTCATTTTGAAAACTTTGTGCGCTAAAGTTAAAAGCTTTTGGTGCAAACGCAGGTTCACTAAATTGTGATGTAGCTGAATATTCGTCATTTGCATATTTATATCTGTAAGCAAAACAAACAAAATTATCAGTTAAATAGGTGTCTTCATTAGATGCTTGTATTAACTGAAGAGTAGGCGCTTGTATAGGGGGTTGCTTTACAACCAATATTTCTCTTGCTGCAAACTGGTCTTGTTGATTACCTGAAGTGTTAGCTGCTGGATTTTGATAATTGGTTTCAATGTTTATAACTCTTGGCGGGTTGGTATTGTCGGTAAAAAATAATAAATTATCTATCTTGTTTATTCCTGTAATAAGAAAAGACGGGTCAAAATTCAAGGTAGTATTAACACCACTGCCGTCATCGATACTAATAACGTGATAAATTATACCACCAGTTTGTACATTGAAAGAAAGAATTAAATCTAGTTTACCTGTAGCCCCTTGCGTAAAAGCAGGGTCATGAACAAACCAATATAAAGTTTCATTAGCTCCATCTTCAAAAGAACCTATACATCTAGCAGATGAACTTAAGAGAGTACCATCAGTATAAGCTATATCAGTTAACTTAGTATTACCCTTAGAGTTTTCTACCGAACCTATTTCAGATTGTTCAGTAGAACCAAGTCTAACATTTAAAGCATCTGTATATTCTCCATTAGGTAAAAGCCTTTCTTCAAGGCTTTTGTTCATACGGCCTGCAATAAAATTTCTTTGAAGGTTTGCCATTTTATTTTATCCACTTGTTTTCACCCCTCATATTCATCATCAATCTACTTGGGTGAATATTACTTAATCTTAATTTTGCATTTCTATACGCTGATTGTTTATCTTTTTTAGCACGATTTACAATGTACTCTTGAACACCAAATTTATTATTTAATAATGAATATTTAATGTATGCGTATAGATAATCTTCAAATAATTTATTGACTTTTATGGATGCGTCATTTCCGTTTTCCATACCGTCCGATATATATTGAAGTATACATTGTTGATTAGCCATAGTAGAATCAAAATTAATTACACCATTAGCTTTGTCAATTGTAAATGTAGGATTAAAATTAGCTGTTTCTGTATTTAAACCATATCTTGCTCCTATTCGTGAATTATATATATCGTCATCACAATCATTACAAGCTGGATTGACCGCTTCTTCAGGTGTTTCGTTTAAGTAAATACTTTTTAAAGAACCATCCGTTCTTGCTGTGTCTAAACTAGATGTCTGAGTATTAACATTGTCAGAGGCATCATAAGTAAATGTAGAGCTACCTGATTGTATGTATTGAGTTGCTGATTGAACTTGAATATTTTCAACTAAATCTCTTACGGTGTTGTCTTTAAATAAAGATAGCTTAACCCAATTCACATAATCTGATGGTAAAACAAATTTTAAATCATCATAAATTTTTAACTCTAACGATTTAATTTCTTTTAAAGCGTCGTAGTTAAGTTCTTGTATTCCTCTTTTGGCAAAAAACAATATTTGAAATCTATTAACATTGTTTATCATTTGGTGGTTTCCTTGATACATTAACAAGAAGTTGGTTACAATTTCATTCAATGATGTATATTGATAAGAACCCCAGTTATTATTAGTAGGGTTTGCTCCGTCATTTGTGTAATATTTTTTTTGGTCTATATATCCCATGATTATTTCATTTGGTCTTGTTGTTGTTCATCTATTCTCCCAAACTCAAACACATCTTTTTCTCTTATAGATATACCAGAGTATTGTAATATTTTAGCCACTAAATCATTTGCATCATCTATTGGTAATTCAAAGTCTTGAAAATCGCCAGCACTTTGGTCAAATAAAGGTTCACCATTATATAGCGTCACGTAAGTCCATTTAGGGTCTTTAGGGTATCTTATATATTGAGCTTGCACATCTGAACCACTATTAATTGAATCTGGAAAAACAGTAATAGAGTTTCCCTCTTGTGTATAAGCAGGGAATGATGTAGTAGGCGCAGTTAATAATGAGTTGTTTAAAAGAGTTATTTTATTATGAGTAACTTTTTCGGCTTCCCCTAATAAGTTACCAGCTGAAAAACATAAAACTTTATTTAACAAATAGTAGTCTGAACCAGTAGTTGTAACTGATGGAAGAAAATAATTATTTGTGTTAAGAGTTTTTTGAGTTAATGTAGCTGTTACCGAAAAAGTATCTATAACTTCCTCATAACCCAGTTTAATATTAGCATAACCCGTACCTGACATTCTTGCATTTTCTTCATTAATTTGCTCATTGTAATTGAAAAAATATTCATCAAACAAATCAAGTTGAGCTTGTTTTGCAAACAAATTAAAATCACCCGGAGATATATAACCGTAGTTATTCTTGTTGATAATAGCAAGCACAGTATTTCTTACAGAATTTATCATTTGAAAATCTTTTTACAAAGATACATAAAATAAAAAAGCACCTAAGATTTAGGTGCTTTCTCGCTGTCGATAGTAAAGGAAGGATTATATTGTTCCTACTGCTACACTAGTAAACACTAGTCCACCAGCTTTCGATACTGGTACTGCTGCGTTTGTCCAAGA